TCTAGTTATGAGTGGGATTTCGAGGATAAGTCTGACGGGTTAACCTTTTTTAATACCCGTTGGTCTAACGAGTTTCACCCGGTATTCGTTTGGCACGATTTCGCTATGCAGAATAGGGAAACTTTAAGAGGTTCGGAAAGTGTAACTACTTACGTAAGAAATACTAATCTTACCTTAAAGAAGATGCTAGAAATATATAATTTTAGTATCTTAAAGCAATGGGCTTATCCGATATTGGCTACCCTAGCTTTTAAACTATTTAAACGATAAAAAATGACAGAACAAGACTTAAAAAACATCGAAGTAGTATTCGCTATAGCTAGAAAAGAATTAGCGTTAGACGAGAATCAGTTAGTAGAGATTATTAATTTAAAGAAGAAAGTTTTAAACGCTTTAACTCCTAAAGAGGAAGAGCAAAAAATATAATAAATATATGTTGGATTTAGATAGCTTGTTTAAGTATATAGTAACCGGAGGAGGTGCTATTATAGCTTACTTTTTTAAAAGTATTCATAACGGTATAAGAGCGCACGAAGGAAAGGTAGAGGACTTACAAGTAAACCTATCTAAGTTAGAAAACAGATTAGAGTTAGTAGATAATAAAACGTCGGTACAAGTCGAAAAATTAGAAGATTTAAGTAAAATGCAATTCGACCAATTACATATGGAAATTAGCGATCTTAAAAACTACGTAAACTCTATTAATAAGAATATTCAAGAATTAGTTAAAAGTATAATATGAGTTTAGCAGAAACGAAGATAATAACGGAGCAAGAGGTTAAAAACTGGACTGATATTAGTAATAATGTTCAAAGTAGTAGTCTTTCTTTTGCTATAATAATGGCTCAAGATTTATACGTTAGAACGGCTTTAGGGGAGAAGCTTTACGAGGAGATTTTGACTCAAGTAAATAATAACACTCTAACCGCTTTAAACACTACTTTACTTAACGGTAACGACGGTCTTTTTAGAGGTATTAAGAGCGGTTTAGCTTGGTGGGTAGCTTATACGGTTTATCCTTACTTACATTCTAAAGTAAGTCCTACGGGTATTCAGAGTAAGAGTACGGACGAGGCTACTTCTATTGATAGTAGATCGCTAGAGATAAGAAAGAATTTAGCTAAGAAGAACGCAGAGTATTTAATAGACCAGTTAATATGCTATCTAAGAGATAACGAGAACGATTATCCTTTATTTAGAGATTCAGATTCTTGTTGTACTAATATCGCTTACGACGGTTACGGTAATAGCGGTTTAATCTTAGACGATGAAGACGACCTAAACTATTATAGAAGAGATAACGACGGATTTAAAGAATTATAAAATATGGCTTTTGAAATAACTAATAGTGGTGGCTTTTTAAAGATTAAAAACACTACTACTAACGAAATTAAAGCTATATCTAAAAACGACGTAAGATTCGAACTTGAAAAGACTTTAGATGTAATGTTAGGGGCTAACTTTAAATTTATAGTAATAAGCGATGTGGTAGAGGTTTCTACTCCATTAGCTACAGATTTAGAAGATTTATTAACCAAATTAAATAACTTAACTTAATGGCTACGATAACAGTAGAAGGGGGACAGCTTAAAATGGTTGTAGGTACAGAGATTTATACCGTACCTTTAGATGATGTTATAGTAGAGTCTAAAGGAGCTGATTCTATAGTATTTAAACAATGTACTGCGCCTATATTAGAGCTTGAAAGGTCTGTAATTACTGCTCCTACTTCGACGAGTGTAGAGAATTTAATAGACCAGATAGGAGTACTTATAAACGTCAATGATAGTGGTATAACTAATTTAACTTTTGTGTCTTCTAAAAGTGACTTACCATCTCCTATTGGGGGTGTTATAACTCTATTAGCAGAGCATACTTATTACTTTACTACTGATGTAGATTTATTAGGTGATAGGCTTTTAGGTAGTCAAGATACCGTAATACTTGGTTCATCTTCTGAAAACTCGTCTATAACTTCGACGGGTTTAGGTGTTGGGGTAGCTTTATTTACTACTGAATGGACTACACCTATAAGGCATATAACTTTTAAAGATGTAGATACTTCTTTAGATATTAACGGAGTAACTAATGCTCCCGTAGCTTTAGATTGGACGGGTGTTAACTTTTTAAATATACCTAATATTGGAGAGATTAGTACTTGTGATAACTGGATATACTCTAAAGGTGCTTTTTTAAACTCTAAGGGGTTTACTTTTAGCGGTACTGTAGGTACTATAGGTATTGATAACTCTATATTTGTCGGAGACGCTTCTCCCGGGGGTATTATAGAGCTTAGTTCTACTTTAAATGTTACACGAAGATTTAGAGTTATTTATTCTTCTATAGTTGCTTTTGGTGCTACTGTAGGTATTGACGCTAATATAAGTGCTACAATTCCAACGGAGGGATATATTTTTGATACTGTTAATTTCTCGGGTGGTTCTACTTATCTTTCAGGTATTACAGAAACGGATAACAGAACTAGAATAGATAACTCTAGAGGAGTTAAAAATACGGCAGAGATAGGAAACTATTATATGCTTAATAATACCACGGTAACGACTATAACGACTCAAGGAGTACCGGTTAAGATAGAAGGGACGTCAACCGCTAACGCTATTAATCAAAAATTCAGTCATTCAGATAATAGATTAACTTATACCGGAGGTTTAACGAGAAACTTTCAAGTATCTTCTACGGCTTCTTTTACTTCGGGAAATAATAAAGTTATAGGATTATACGTAGCTAAGAATGGGGTTATTATAGCTGACTCTGAAATGTACGCAACAACTTCGGGTAGTGGTAGAGCTGAAGCTATACACGTTCAAACTATTTTTGAAATGGACGAAAACGACTACGTAGAACTTTGGATAGAAAACGACTCTAATACTGATAATATTACAGTTGAATTTTTAAACCTTATTTGTAAATCCTTAGACTAATGACAATAATACAAGATTCAAACAACGATTTAATATTCTACAAGAGTAGTAGTTTAACTAACCCTTATTATCTAATTAGGTTATTTAATAGGATAACTGCTAAAGAGTTTGTCTTTTTAGACCAGTCTCCGGTAGCTTGTCCTTTTATTAGCTTAGAACTTAACGAAGTAGGTAAAGACGGAGTAGAAGACCCTTTAACAGCTTCTATTAAGGTAGATACGGGTAGTTATGATATTTACTTATATGACCAAGTAAGTAGTACTAACTTAGACTATACGTTAACTAACTCTCTTTTATACGAGGGGGAAGCTTACGTATATTCTGACGAGGACTTAGATAGAACCTTTTTATAAGTAATAATATAAAAGTCGAATTTTTATAGTTAAATTAGTAATATGAGTAAATTAAAAAGTATACTATCATCGTTATTAACTGGAGCGGTTAGCGCTATACCAGTTGTAGGAAATGTAGCTAAAGAAATTAAAGAGTCTAGGTCAGTTAGGCTACCTCATTCAAGTATAGGTAAAGTAGATTACGCTAAGATTGCAGGCTATTCTATTATGTTTATAATAATATTAGCGGTTATCTTCGGTAAATTAGATATAGAAACGGCTAGAGAGCTGATTAAGAAATTAAACCTATTTTCGTTTTTTTCATAGTGTTTTTGTTTTGGTTTGTGTTAGAAGGGTAGTTAATAGCTACCCTTTTTTCACCTCTAGAAGTACCGTAAATAAAGGAAACTTAAAAAAAGTCTAAAAAAAGTTAGTTAATAATTAGGAACTTATTAACTAGATTATGTACCTTTACAGAAACGAATAAAGAAAACGAATAATGACAAATCTACAGAAAGTAAGCCAAGAAGTATTAGAGTTAGAATTAGACTACGACCAAGTAATCTTAGACTTTGAACAGTACGGACACATCAATCAAGTATTAGAGGTAGAAACGGATAACTTTGAGTTCTCTATAATAGTAGAAGTAAACGCTGCTAATTACGGGGAGTTTGAGAACTTCGCTGGAACTATCGAAGTAATAGAAATCGAATACGTAAGCGTAGGAGATGAAGACGCTAAAGAACTTAGATTAACTAACCAGATTAAGGAACAATTAAAAACGGTAAGATAATGAGAAACGCAAACCAATTTAAAGGACTAGCGAATGGGATAAGTAGAAGCACTTATCCGGGTAGCTACACTAACCATAAAGAATGGACAGATAGCCACACAGAAAAGAGATTTAACGATACAATGTGGAGAATTAGAGTATTAACCTTAAATATTAAAGAAGATGACAAGAGAGCAGATTATTAAAATGTACGAGGACCAAATTAACAAAGCTCAGAATATGATAGAAAAGAGTTCTATTAAGTTCGAGATGAAGAAACACTTAGAAGCTTATGAAAACGGAAAAGAATACAAAACGAATATCGAAGCTCCTATCGAGTGTATCGGATGTGGCAGCTAATTTTAAAGTACTATTAATACTATTTATAATTAACAAACTAAAATAAACTATGGAAAAGGCGAAAATTAAACTATTTAAGGCATTAGCGGAATTTCAACAGAAAGTGCCAGCTATTCACCAGAATACTAAAGGCTTTAGTTATACTTACGCTAACTTAGCTCAAATCTTTGAAACTATTAACCCGTTACTAAAAGAGTCCGGATTAGGTTTTACTCAGCTATTAGGTAATAACGAATTAGGGTTTAATACTATCGAGACTATTATATTCCACGCGGAAAGTGGAGAAAGTATTAGTAGTACGATGATTATACCTAACGACGTTACTTTAAAAGGTATGAATGAATTTCAGATTACCGGGAGTGCTATCACATACTACAGAAGATACTCTTTAAGTGCTATTCTAGGGTTAGTTACTGATAAGGATACCGACGCGGCAGGAGAACAGCAGAAAGCACCGGCAAAGAAAGCTCCTAGAAAGCCTATTAAGAAAGATGTATTAAACTCTTCGCATAAGGTATGGAAGAACGTAGTAGTAGGTCTTAAGTCGGGTTATACTATCGAGCAAGTGAAAGCGAAGTACGAAGTAAGTAAAGAAGTAGAGGAAGAATTATTAAAGTTAAAAGACGAATAAGATGAAAGAATTTAAAATCAGTCCGAGCCAATGCGGTAAGATAATGGTTAACGCTCGTAAGAAAGGTGCGTTATCTAAAACTACTTTAAGCTACGTAGATGAATGGGTTAAAGAACAAATCTACGGTAGAAGAAAAGACATTAGTAGTAAGTATTTAGATAAGGGTAACGACGTAGAAGACGCTTCTATTGATTACATATCTAAGATGCTAAATCTAAAAGGTATTAAGAAGAACGAAGAGTTATTCGAGAATGACTTTATGAGAGGTACTCCCGACGTTATAACTAACGATACGGTAATAGACCTTAAAAACTCTTGGGATTGCTTTACGTTCCCTTTATTAGAGACTGAAATACCTAATAAGGATTACTTTTACCAGCTTCAATGTTATATGGCTTTAACCGGTAAGAAAAAGGCTAAGTTAATCTATACCTTAATGAGTACTCCGGACGATTTAGTACCTAAGTGGGATAAGTTTAACCATAACTACGAGGATATAGATAGCCGCTATAGGATTAAGGTTTTTAGCTTCGATAGAGACGAGGACGTTATAGACGAAATCAAAAAAAGAGTCCTAGAGATTAGGCAACACGTAGAAGTATTAACTACTTTTATTTAACGCTGAGTATATGAATAGTGGCGACTAAACGCAAAGATAAATAATGGCACTAACGATGCCGAGCCATTATTTATATACATTGTTAGGCATCTTTTAAAATTTAATATTATGTGGACTAAATTCTTTGATATGTCATCTGGTGGTAGTGAAAAAACAGATTGGACAGAAATATACATTGAGCTACCAGAAGATAAAGCGGTAGAATACTTTGAAGATAGATTTGATAGAGACCCTCACAATGTAACTTGTAGTTGTTGTGGTAGCGACTTTAGTGTTTATGAGGTTGATGAGAAACCAAAACCAAGTAGCGGGACTTTAATAATAGGTGCAGACGAATTAAATTTTAATTGTGCCTAACACCGAAGTAGGAACCGTTTTAATGGTTTCTAAAGAATGTTAAAGAGCGTTTTAATGCTCTTGACTAAACAAGTATTTTTTAATTTTAATTTTTATATATGTCACAAGACAAGATTTACGTAGG